AACTAGAATTTCTAAGATCACCAGATTAAAAACTAAATCTGATCTATATGATATTCAAGTTGATGAAGTGCAGGAATATTTTGCAAATGGTATTGTATCCCACAATTCTACTATTTTAGATGCTATTTGTTTTGGATTATTTGGTAAAGCATTTAGAAATATTAATAAACCTCAACTAGTTAATTCTATTAATCAAAAGAACTGTACTGTGGAAGTAGAATTCAGTATAGGTAAAAAAGAATATAGAATAGTTAGAGGTATGAAACCTGGCGTGTTTGAAATATACCAGGATGGTGATATACTTAGTCAAGAAGCAGCAAACAGAGATTATCAGAAATATCTTGAGGATAAGATTCTAAAATTAAATTATAAATCTTTTACTCAAATTGTTATACTTGGTTCAGCATCCTTCACTCCTTTTATGCAATTATCACTGGGTAATAGAAGAGAGATCATTGAAGATATTTTAGATATACAAATTTTTACAGTAATGAATTCTATTCTTAAGAATAGAATGGTAGATTTAAAAGAAGAATTAAGAGCAATAGATGCAGTAATTGAACTAGGTAAACAAAAGGTCAAATTGCAAACAGAATATATTAAGCAGCTTGAGAATGATCAAAAGAAACGAGAAGAAGATGCTCACCTGGCCATATCAGAATCACAAACAACTATTAATCAGTTACAACAAGAAGCGACGCAGTTGGCTGAAAATCTCCAGACTCTCAAAGAATCAACCCAGGATGAGTCAACTGTCACACAAAGAAGAACTGAACTGGTTACTTTACTTAAATCACTCACTCAGCGTATCAACTCTGCCAGGGATCAGATTACCTTCTACGAGGAACATGATAATTGTCCAACATGCGCTCAGCTACTTACTGGAGAACTTAAGACTACAGCGATTGAGAAACACTCGCACAAAATCGAAGAAATCAATGCAGCACTTGACGAGCTTAATCGTAAAATCTCAGAAGTTGAAACAAGAATTGATGAAATATCTGCTATCAAAAACTCAATTGCCGATATACAAGATACGATCGTTGATATTAACACCAAAATTATCTCCGAGCAAAACTTTGTCAAAAAGATACAAACAGAAACAGAAAGATCAGCTGATTCAGAAAACAGTCTGGCTGGTGCTAAGTCAGCCCTCAAGGACCTTGCCAAAGAAGTTGTATCATCGGCAGAAAGTAAAAGTAAGCTTAAAGAAAACTCGTATTATTTTGAAGCCTGTGCCACGTTACTCAAAGATACTGGAATCAAGACTAGAATTATAAAACAGTATTTACCTGTCATAAACAAATTAGTAAATAAATATTTAAATGCGATGGACTTTTTTGTTTCTTTTGAACTGGATGAAGCATTCAATGAGACAATTAAATCAAGACATAGAGATGATTTTAGTTATGCATCATTTAGTGAAGGTGAAAAACAACGAATAGATTTAGCCTTATTATTTACTTGGCGTACTATAGCAAAAATGAAAAATAGTGCAGCAACAAATCTATTACTATTAGATGAGATATTTGATAGTAGCCTTGATGCAATGGGAACAGAATTTGTAATGACTTTATTAAACACTATAGGTGATGATATTAATGTATTTGTAATTTCCCATAAGGGGGATCAGTTAATAGATAAATTTGCCCATCTAATTAAATTTGAGAAACATCAAAATTTTAGTAGGATCGTATAATGCTAATTCGTAAAAGTCAACTGCAATTAGTCAAACCCGAAAATCCTATTCTTCACAAAACACCACCCCAGTATGTTTTCGAAGATCATGAAGATACCACAGAATTATTTGCAAATCTAATGTTTGATAGAATGCAAGAATTAGGAGGTATGGGTTTGGCTGCTAATCAGGTAGGGGTAAACACTCAATTTTTTACTATGGGTGTAGATGTACTTCGTATAGATGTCTTTAATCCTAAGATTGTAGCCATGGATGGGGAAGTTACTACTGAAGAAGGATGCTTAACTTATCCTGGTATATTTCTACAAATTAAAAGACCACTAAATATAAGTGTTGAATTTCAAAATGCAAAAGGCGAATTAATTAAAATGAATCTTACTGGTCTTACTGCTAGAATATTTCTACATGAATATGATCACTTAATGGGTAAAACATTTAAGAAAAAAGTATCTACTCTTAAATGGTCACTTGCTAAAAAGAAACTTAAGAATGTAAGAAGTAAACTTAAGAAAGAAATAAGACAAAGATACATTGTCGACACTTATAAGGAAATGTCAAATGTCGCAAGTAATATTGCAGGAGTACGAGAATAGTTTTGATTTCGGATTTACTGCAGTTGATTCAGAAGAATCAGTAATAGAGAAACCAGTAGTTAATACTCAGGAAATAGTTCAACCTGTATCTGATGAAATAGCTTTACTTAAGACAACTGTAGATGCCATTTATGCTAAATTGGACAGTCTTGAGGAAGTCATATTGGCAGGTTCTGGTTCATCGTTTGATATTGACTCTTATAAAGGTCTTGTTGATAAAGAAGCAGCAACAAAGCTTAAAGCAGTCGAAGGATTAATTATGCCTTTATTGGTAAATCTTATGAAAAACCCATCGAAAGATTACATTAAGTGGCCTAATAGAGTGCCTGTGATTGAGTCACAGATAGCCAAAATTTTAGCTATAACTAGACCATCTTAGTAAGTCATTGATAAAAAATGTAATTTTTTCTGACGTATTTTTACTAAAAGCATTGACACCTGTTACTAACTAATATATAATAATGGAAATCGTGAGGAGTCAAGATGTCCATTAAGAATATTTCTAATCAAAAATCTGTTCTGGCAAAATTGCTAGCACAAGAAAATCTTACAGTAGAGCATAGAAAAGTGCCTACTGCCTATTTCGATCCCAAAAACAGAGTCCTGTGTCTTCCTATTTGGAAAGATATGAGTGCCGACGTTTATGATTTGTTGGTGGGTCATGAAGTAGGTCATGCATGGGAAACTCCACCTGAAGGTTGGCACACAGCTATAGAACAAAAAGGTAAAGGATTCAAATCTTTTCTAAATGTAGTAGAAGATGCTCGTATTGAAAAATTAATTAAAAGTCGATATCCTGGTCTTAAAGCACCTATGTATCGAGGATACAAAGAATTATTTGATCAAGATTTCTTCGGTGTTAGAGATCGTGACCTATCTAAAATGATTCTCATTGATCGTTTGAATGTACATTTTAAACTAGGATCACTAATGAACATTCCCTTTAATCCAAACGAGGAGCATTTTGTTCATCGTATGGAAAATTTAAAATCCTGGGAAGATGTCTATAATTTAGCTAGCGAACTATATCAATACGAAAAAGAAAATCCTACTACCAATTTTGATGATCTTGAAGCAGGCGAGATGTATTCTGATTATGGTGATGGAGAAGGTGACGAAGAAGAGTTTAGTGATGATGAGTTTGACGGAGATATTAATCGGTATTCAAAAGGAAGTAAAGGGTTTGAAGATGACAAAGATCCGGAATCTTTTACAGATAAGACTTTTAGAGAAAAAGAAAAATCATTATTGAACGATTCTATTCATCCTTACGTGTATGTTAATCTAAATACTGTAGATGTAAAAAAGTTTGTCATTCCTCATAATGTAGTCTACACTAAGATTGATTTTTCTGGTTTTGATAATTATCCTGATTTTCTAAGTAAATCCTTTCATGAACATGAAAAGAAAGACCAAAAATATATCGATGAGTTAAGTGTATTTAATCCCAATACATTATTCAACGAATATAGAACTCGTAATACTAAATTTATAGCTTACTTGGTGAAAGAATTCGAATTACGTAGAAATGCTGCACAATATGCACGAGCAAGTATTTCTAAAACTGGTGAATTAGATACTGAAAAAGTATGGTCATATAAACTCAAAGATGATCTATTCAAACGTGTAACCAAGATTCCTTTGGGCAAGAATCATGCTATGATAATGTTTGTAGATTGGTCTGGTTCTATGTCAAATAATATTGCAAACACCATTGAACAATTTCTGGTATTAGCAGATTTTTGCCGTAAGGTTAATATTCCCTTTGAAGTATATGCCTTTACTGACCAAGGCAGTAGATTTTTTAGAACTGATAGAGAACCAAATATTAATAGGTTTTCTCGTAAATACAAAGATTTATTTTTTGATAACCATAGTTTTGGTTTATTAAATCTGATATCATTTACAATGAGTAATTCCCAGTATAGAACTGCTCAGGTAAGATTATTACAATACGCAAAAGCATTTGAAGAAAAGGAAAAACAATACTACGGTATGACTTCCTTCAGTAGATATCGTTCTATTAATATACCGAAAGCTCTAACATTGGGCGGTACTCCTTTGAATGAAGCTATTCTTTTAGCTAACTATATTGTACCAGAATTTAAACGTGTAAATAAGATTGATGTAATTAACACTATCTTTCTAACTGATGGAGATGGCTGTGAAATTACTGGGTTTACAGGTCAAGATTCCAAATTTTCTTCTTTTAGGTATAGTTCAGGTTCTACGATGTACAATGTAGTTCTTAAGGATACTGAGACAAATATCTCAGTTGTTGCTAAACCTGGAGAACTTATTACTAGTGCTTTATTGAGAATGTTGAAAGCAAGATCAGGTACTAATTTGATTGGTTATTTCATCACTACAAGGAGTGTAAAAAATACATCTTTGAATCTTGCTGAAACTTATGGATGTCATGTTACTCCTGAAAGTATCAGCGAATATATGAAAAAATCTAAATTCTATAGTCTTAAAAATATAGGTTATGATGAGTATTTTGTCGTACAAGGTAAAGATTTAGAAATTCAAGACGACAAACTTGAAGTTGAAGGTAATAATAAAAGAGATTACTTAAAAGCTTTTATGAAAAATCAAAAAGCTAAAATTATCAACAGAGTACTTTTGAACAAGTTTATTGAACAAATTGCTTGACAGTATGTTCAATATCATATATAATTAGGTTATGATTGAGGAGCAACTTTAAAATGAAACTTTCTGAAATTCAAAAACGCGCAGTAGTATCATATCTTGCTAACATTTTTGGCAAACAGGCATCTCGTAAAGATATTATTGATCATTTCAAGAACAAGAATGAATCTGTTCCGAATTGGTTGATCAACGGTGCTTCGCACAGACTAGATAGAGGCCTTATTAACTTGTCGATGCCTATCGACAATAAAATTTCTGTTCAAGAAGAATCTCAATCTCAAGAATTATTGCCTGCTATGCAAGCACAGGTTGTTCCCATTCGTCAGAAAAAGATGATTCAAGAAGTAGATAATCTTATTCCATTAAAAGATGAAACGTATGTTCCATTTGGATTCTACAAAGATTTAGAATCTATTATCAAATCAAGTGCATTTTATCCCTTATTCATTACTGGATTAACAGGTAATGGTAAGACTACTATGGTTGAACAAGTTTGTGCTAAACTCAAACGCGAGTGCATTCGAGTAAATATTAGTATTGAAACAGACGAAGATGACCTGGTAGGTGGTAACACTTTAGTAGATGGTAATGTAGTATTTCGAGAAGGGCCTGTTATTACTGCGATGCGCCGAGGCGCAATTTTGCTTATTGATGAGATTGATCGCGGTAGTAATAAGTTAATGTGTATTCAGGGCATTTTAGAGGGCAAGTCTTTCTTTATTAAGAAAACAGGTGAGGTAGTATCACCGAAGAAAGGTTTCAATATTATTGCAACGGCAAACACTAAAGGTCGAGGCACAGATGATGGCAAATATATCGCTGCTCAAATTTTAGATGAAGCATTTCTTGAGCGTTTTCCTGTTACTGTAGAACAAGAATACCCCAATCCAACCATAGAGCGTAGAATTGTAATCAATAATATGACAGCAATTGATTCTGTTGATGAGGATTTTGCTGACAAATTGGTTGCTTGGGCAGAAATTATTCGTAAGACTTATATGGAAGGTGCTATTGACGAGTTAATTTCCACCAGACGTTTGGTGCACATTGTCAAAGCATACTCGGTATTCAAGGATAAGCAAAAGGCAATTAACCTGTGTATCAATCGTTTTGATGCTGATACTAAGACAGCCTTCATGGACTTGTATAGTAAAATGGAAAATCCTCCAGTAGAAACTAATACCAGTCAAGATAGTGTAGTACAAAATCCTAATGAAGAAATTCCTTTCTAAATAAATTTAAATTGACTACCCCGGTTAGACTCCGGGGTATCTTACTTTTCGGAGATACTTATGGGAATGCTAAGTTTAGAACTACTTAGTCAATTTGCTGAAGGTAATACTTTTATTGAAACAGGTACATATAAAGGTGACGGTGTACAAGTAGCAATTGATTTTGGATTCAAACATATTCATAGTATAGAATTGAATAAAGAGTTGTATGAGGAAAGCACCAAAAGATTTAATGCAGACCATGTAAAAATTTGGCATGGTGAATCCCCCGATAAAATTAGAGAAATTCTTAAAGGGGTAACTGAGCAAACCACATTTTGGTTGGATGCACATGCCAGCGGACCTTTGCCCGGAGGTAGTTATGGTGGGTCGCCGTTGGTACATGAAATCAAAGCGATAGGTGAACACCACATCAAGAACCATGTTATCATCATAGATGATTGCCGATTATTCGGAAGTCAAGAGTGGTCTGGTCTTAGAAAAGAGGAGGTTACAGATGCCTTTCTCGATATAAATAATAGATATAGAATTACCTATGTAGATGGTGAAATCCCCGGAGATATTATGATTGCAAGAGTGATCTAACTTCAACAATGAAGAAATTAAAAATACAATTTGCTGATACTTGGGACGCCTGTATTCAATTTTTTGTTGATGTGCTCAGTAATAGATATGATGTGGAAGTAACCAATGATGCCGAGTATCTATTGTTTTGTGATGAGAATTTTGGTCAGACAAATATCACATTCAATAAAAAAGATATCACTAAAATATTCTTCACAGGTGAGAACAGAAGACCCGAGCATTATGATTGCCATTATGCCATAACATTTGATCATAATCACAATCCCTGGCATTATAGATTACCCTTATATGTGATGGATATGTGGGCAATTGAAGTATTTCATCAGATGTCCAGTAGACCTTATGGTTATCTATTTCAAAAAAATTCTATTAATGTTTCTGATAAAACGGATTTTTGTGCCTTTGTCCATAGAAACTCGAATAACCCCATTAGAAATAATTTCTTTAAAAAATTAAATGGTATTAGAAAAGTAAATAGCGCAGGAAAACTGTATAACAATACAGGTTTAGATTTACCAGATGTACCATCTAAAATAGAGTATTTTAGTAAGCATAAGTTTAGTTTATGTTTTGAAAACTCATCAAATCCTGGGTATGTAACCGAAAAAATATTACATGGATTTTATGGAAATACGATTCCTATATACTGGGGTTCAAGAACTTTAGCCAAAGACTTCAATCCTGGATCATATCTAAATTATTTTGATTTTAGAAATGAGGATGAACTAATACAAAAAATTATGGAAATAGATTCTGATGATAATTTGTATAATAAAATAGTAAATGCGCCTAAATTTTTATACAACATTCCTAATGAATGTGTAATACTTAATAATTTTTTAAATTGGTTTGATTCTATAGTTTATAATAAAATATATGCAAAATAAAGATTTAGTTATAGGTGGGTTTACCAGATACAATTGGGCACAACTTAAAAACTGGGTAGTGTCGCTTAAGGATACTGGGTATACTGGAGATATTATTCTAGTTGCCTTCGAAACAGATCAGTTTACTGTAGATAAACTTACTGAGGCAGGTGTTGAGGTCATACCTGTCAATAAAGAATTAAATTATAGAAGTAAGGTTCCTATACATGTAGAAAGATTTATTATGATGTATCATCATATTAAAAATAGAAAGTATAGATATGTTTTAACCACAGATGTTAAAGATGTTATATTTCAAAATAACCCATTTTTATGGTTGGAGCAACATTTAGGCGATAAAAAAATTGTAATATCTTCTGAAAGTATTCACTACAAGAATGAACCTTGGGGTGATAATAATCTTATGCAAACCTTTGGGAAGTACATTTATAACGAATTTAGTAGTAAAGAAATTTTTAATGTGGGGGTAATAGCAGGTGAGTTTAGTTATGTGAAAGACCTGTTACTGCAGTTGTTTATGATGTCAATTAATCGACCGATACCCATAGTAGATCAAGCTACCTTTAATTCTTTAATGCATTTGGAGCCTTGGTTATCTTTAACTAAAAGAGTACGTTCTGAGGATGGCTGGGCGTGTCAATTAGGAACTACTGCTGATCCAGCAAAAATAGATGCTTTTAGACCATTCCTATTAGAAAATGAACCTAAAATTAAAAATGGTTTGGTATTTACAAGTAAAGACAAAAAATTCTATATAGTGCATCAATATGATAGAGTGCCTGTATTAAAGGAAATGATCGATGCCAAGTACACCTAAAATAGCATTATGTATTTCCGGTCAACCTAGATCATATGAAATAGGACATCAATTCATAAAAAAAAATTTATTAGAATTGTACAATGTAGATGTGTTTTTTCATACCTGGAATAATGATCATACTAATTTTAATAAACTAATAAAACTATACAACCCTAAAAAATATATTGTAGAACCTGCACTTGAAAATACAATTGATCAAAAATATACTAGGATACCTAGTCAAAAATTTCCTGCATATTTTACTGTATCTGCATTTTATTCTATTTTCACAGCAAATCAAATTAAAAAAGAATATGAAATAGATAATAACTTTTTATATGATTGGGTTATAAGAATAAGATTTGATTATGCTTTGAATGCTGAACCTGATTTTTCTATTTTAGATTCAAACAAAATTTATATTCCAAACTGTAGAATGGTTCCAGAAAGAAATTTTGGAAATGATCAATTTGCAATAGGATCTTCTAAGGTAATAGATAATTATTCAAGCACATTTCTTTATTTAGATTATTTTTATAGTAATGATATTACTATGATAGGTGAAGAAATGCTAAAAGCAAATTTAATCAAACACAATCTCATAGGCGAAAATTTAGTTTACGTCGATATGAATAACCCATTTCCGCCAGGACCTCATAACGGAACTTGGCATTCATTGATACGAGAAGATTATGAAAATTGGGCCGCCAAACAATAATTTATTTTTAATAACATCATGTATTAACACGGATTTTGGAATTTATAAACCACAACAAAGATTTGAACAAACTATAGAAACTATAAATTCTATTAGAAAATTTGCACCTAATAGTAAAATTTTTATAGCAGATAATTCTTATATAAAGGAACTTAACGATAAAGTATATAAGTATTTTACTAAAACATGTGATTTTGTAGCAAATTTTAGTAATGAGGAGAATTGTAGAAATTTGAATGCAGCTAAACTTAAAAGCGCAGCAGATACAGTTCTTTCTCTTAAAATGATAGAATTACTTTTAACACATAAAGATGGAATGAAGTTATTAAACAGTGCAAAAAATATATTTAGAATTTCAGGTAGATACCAATTAACAGAACAATTTGATGAAAATAAATATAATCATTTTGGAAAATTTGTATTAAAAAGATATGATACTTGGCGTGAAGATAAAATTATAGATGGTTTGTATATTACCAGGTTGATGAAATTGTGTCCCTCTCTATGTAGTATTTACCATACTTCTTTATCTAAATCTGTTGAAACTATTTTGGAAACAGGTGTGGATATGGAACATGCTGTTTATAAAAATATAGATAAAAAATATGTAATTACTATTGAAGAGCTAGGAGTGAAAGGCAATGTAGCTCCTAATGGTCAGCTTCATATTGATTGATGAAACTTGTAAAAGAATTAAGGGGATATTCTGGAAGTAAAATTTACTTAATGAAATCCAATAATGAGTATTTTGTACGAAAACAAGGCAATGTTACTAGAAATTATGATAGGCTAAGTAAGCTGTATAACGACGGATTTCCTGTTGTAAAAATTTTAAATTATGAAGAAGATATTTTAGATTTAGAATATATCTCAGGGATGGATATGGTAACATATCTCAAAAATAGTAATCCTATATTTCTGGCAAATTTTATTGTCGGTATTATAGATCAGCTTAAAAAAACAGAATCCGGTGAAAAAGATTATACTGAAATATATTTAGCAAAACTTAGTTGGATTAATGAAATACACTATGATCATATTAAATTAATAGAAAAATTACCAAAACAATATAATCAATCAAATTATTTTGGTGATCTTACTTTAGAAAATATATTGTTCAATAAGCAAAAAGGCTTTATAATTATTGATCCTGCAACCATAGAATATGATAATTGGATATTTGATCTGGCAAAGTTAAATCAAGATATAACTTGTAAATGGTTTTTAAGATATAGCAAAACTAATTTGGATCATAAATTAACATTACTTAAAAAACATATAGAAGAAAAATGTGGGGTATTCTGTAATTATTTAACTATTGCCATGCTTTTTAGAGTTTATAAACACGCAATAAATGATATAATGACGAGAAATTTTTTAGATAGGCAAATTAATTTACTATGGAAATAATTGTACCAGCTGCAGGATTATCTACACGTTTCCCGGGTACAAGACCTAAATACTTACTGTATGATTTTGCGGGGGAATTAATGCTTAAAAGGGCATTAGAACCCTTTTTAAATAAGTATAATATAACTATAGGAATTTTACATCAACATGCTGTACAATATGATGCAGTAAAAATTATCAACAGAGAGATTGGTGATGTAAAATTGGTTATACTAGACAAACCCACAGGTGGTCCTGCAGAAACAGTTTATAAAATATTAGAAAACTTTGATAGCGATATAGAATTTTTAGTTAAAGATTGTGATAACTTTTTTGATATTCAATATGAAACAGGAAATGTGGTATATACAAGTAATATTAAATATCATGAAATTCTAAGAAAATTATCGTCGAAATCTTTTGTAACTTTAAACAGCCAAGGATTAATACTTGATATTGTTGAAAAAGAAATAGTAAGTAATCATTTTTGTATAGGTGCATATAAATTTGAGTCATCGAAATACTATAAAGATGCATATGAAAATATTTCTAAAAATAGCATTAGAGAGATATATGTGTCACATGTTATAAGTTATCTGTTAAACAATAACCATGTTTTTATAAACAAGGATATTAATGATTTTGTTGATGTCGGGACTCTAGAAGATTGGAATACGCACAATTATAAGCCTACAATTTTTTGTGACATAGATGGAACATTGGTTAAATCTATGCACCGACCTTATGATGGGGAATACGAAGTATTGGAGCACAACTATAATGTAATAAAATCAGAATATGAGAGAGGTTGCCAAATTATTTTTACAACTGCCAGACCAAGTTCTGCTAGAGAAGTTACACTAATGATGTTGATGCAACTAGGATTTACTAAAAATTGCAGATTGATAATGGATTTACACAACGCTCCGCGTATTTTGATAAATGATTATCATCCTACAAATAGATATCCTAGTGCTATAAGTTATAATGTTAAACGAGATGGAGATGATTTAAGTGATCTATACTATAGACAAAATAATTAACTACAAATACAATGAAGATAATCTTTTAAAGGAACTACATGATTATGTAGATTCAACGTATGGACAACACTATGCCCAGGGAAAAGTACAAACTACAGAATTCATTATTGATAATGGTCATGGTATTGGTCATACTGTCGGTAATATAATTAAGTATTCCCAAAGGTATGGGAAAAAAGACGGAAGGAATAGGAAAGATATACTAAAGATATTACACTATGCTTTAATAATGCTATATGTACATGATGTTGAAACAGCCAATGAAAAGGAACTAGATGATGCAAATAAGTAAAGAAACAATTGACGTAATGAAAAATTTTGCGAGTATTAATAGTAATATTCTTATTCGTAAAGGAAAAGCACTTTCAACTATTAGTACAGCAAAAAGTATTTTTGCTCGTGCTACGGTATCAGAAGAATTTCCAGTTGAGGTGCCTATTTATGATTTAAATTCTCTATTAGCATTGCTAACACTAATGGAGAACCAAAGTGTAGAGTTTGGTGATAAGTCTTTAACTATTTCTAAAGATGGCGGTAAGTTTGAATATTTTTATTCTAACCCATCTGTTATTGTTGCAGCACCAGATAAAAGCATTGAATTAGATAGTCATTTTCAATTTAAGCTAACCGCTGAAGATGTACAAATGATTATGAAAGCTGCTGCTATTACATCAGCACCTACGATTTCTATTGCATGTAAACATCAACAGGTTGTTCTTACTGTAGGCGATAAGAAATTTGATACTGCTAATACCTACAAGAAAATTATTGGACCAGGTATTGAGGATTTCGAATGCCACATCTCTGTAGAAAACTTTAAAGTTATTCCTGATGCCTATTCTATTACTATTTCTAAAAAGAAATTTTTACATCTAAAGCATGAGACTAAAACTATTGAATACTTTATTGCGATGGAACCCGATTCTGTGGTATGAACGATAAACCATTAAGTAAAGCTGAAGAAAATATTCGTTATGTCGCTCGCATAATTAGTGAGCGAGAATGTGGGTCTCAGGATCAATGGGAATTTTATATTTCCCGTGCCTGGGATGTTATATTATTAGTAGAGCAACTGGGATTTTTGAATAAAAAGAGATTCTGGGGCGAAAAGTAAGTAATGAGGTCAAATAGTCTGTTTTTATAAATAATTTTATTTAGGAGCAGATTAAATGAACGCAATTCCTTATACATATTTACTAAAATGCGTACCAATTAACAAGTTTTACTATGGTGTAAGATATTCTAAATCATGTCAACCTTCAGATTTTTGGGTATCGTATTTCACTTCAAGCGAAACAGTAAAAAAGCTAATAAAAAAATATGGCAAAGAAGCTTTCGTATTTGAAATACGAAAGCAATTTTCTAGTGTAGAATGTGCAAAACAATGGGAAAACAGAGTATTAAAAAAATGTAAAGTTTTGTATAGGCAGAATGTTTGGCTCAATAAAACTGTTGGTATGGCACTACCTGTATTACTAGGTGAAATTAATCCCTCTAAAAGAAAAGATGTTAGACAAAAAATATCTGAAAAACTTAAAGCAAATAATCCTATGAAGCAACAATTCACTAGAGATAAGTTATCTAAATCTATTAGATTGGGTTTCGAAAATGGTAGAAAAGTATGGAATGCGAATAAAATTAATTGTTATTCAGAGGAATCAAGGTTAAAAATGTCAAATTCTAGAAAAGGAAAACCTCCCTGGAATAGAGGTAAAAAGAATATATTCTCAGAAGAAACTTTGAAAATTATGTCGGAGAAAAAATTAGGGTTGACGACTGGACCCATGGACATACAAACAAAAAATAAAATATCAAATGCAAGAAAAAATAAAAAATGGTACAAGAATCCGAATACTAGAGAATGTATATGTTGTTTACCGGGCGACCAACCTAAAGATTGGATACCGGGTATGTATAAAAGTATTAAACCTATCCCACCGCATCTAAAAAGAAAGTAAATATATTATGAATAATGATGAGTTTTTGTGGACAGAAAAGTATAGGCCTTCCACAATTAATGAATGTATATTGCCTGAAGAGCAACGTAGTATTTTCAATGAGTTTGTAAAACAAGGTGAAATACCTAATATGCTTTTGTGCGGAAGCCCCGGTGTAGGTAAAACTACAATTGCTAAAGCATTAGCTTCACAACTAGAAGCAGACTTTATGTTTATTAATGCATCACTTGAATCTGGCATAGATGTATTAAGAACAAAAATACAAAGTTTCGCCTCAACTGTTAGTTTTTCTGGGGGGATAAAAATAGTTTTATTAGATGAGGCAGATTATACAAATCCTACTTCCTTCCAACCTGCGTTAAGAGCATTTATAGAAGAGTTTTCTTCTAATTGTAGATTTATTTTTACTTGTAATTTTAAAAATAGAATCATTCCTCCCCTACATTCAAGATGTACTGTAATTGAATTTAAAATAAGCAAGGAAGAAAATCTTAAGATAAAGGCAAAATTCCATAAAAGAGTTATGCAAATTCTTGAGATTGAAAATACTGCAGCAGATCCAAAGGTTGTCGCAAGAGTAATTGATAAGCATTTTCCTGACTATAGACGAGTTCTAAATGAGCTACAAAGGTATTCTGTCTCAGGTAAAATTGATGAAGGTATTCTAGTTGATCTCAGTGATGAGAATATGAATACCCTGAAGAAAACACTTAAAGATAAAGATTGGAAAAAGATGCGAGCTTGGGTCGTAAATAATTTAGATAATGATCCTGCATCTATGTTTAGAAAAATCTATGACACTTTATTGCCAGAAGTCGTAGAAGTTCCACATATGGTTTTATTACTTGCTGACTATCAATATAAAGCTGCCTTTGTTGTAGATCATGAGATTAATTTAGTAGCGTGTTTAACTGATATTATGTCTACGGTGAATTTTAAATGACTTTATTTGGAGAAAAACCTGTAGAATTCAAAGAGGAGCCATGGAAAACACCAGCAATCTCACCGTTTGATTTTTTAAATGCGATCAATGAAACTAAAGAAAATTTAATTATAGATGATTGGTCAGAAAAACAATACAACCCCTTTATAATCAATAAGGGATTATCTTATGGTAGAGATACCATTCATGCCGCGAATGCTATGAATGGTAGAGCACATTTGGATAAGGCCCTTCAGTTTTCGTTTTTAATAAATATCATTAGAGCCAAAAAAAGATTCAATAAATGGATCAAGGCCGAAAAAATTGATGCGCTAGAAGTAATCAAGGAATACTATGGATATAGCACAGCAAAAGCCCGCCAGGTACTTCCTCTTCTCGACGACTCAAAAATAGATTATTTAAGAACAAAACTAATAAAAGGTGGAAGAGATGTCCGATGAGTTCTTTAAGATAGATTTTCCTGGTTACTCTCCTTTGGAAATAAATCTACTACAACCTGACGATTTTTTAAAGGTCAGAGAAACCTTGACGAGAATAGGTGTGGCTTCTAGAAAGGACAAAGTTCTTTATCAATCCTGTCATATACTACACAAACAGGGCCGTTACTTTATAGTACATTTTAAAGAACTTTTTGCACTAGATGGAAAACAAGCAGATTTAACTGATAATGATTTGCAACGAAGAAATACTATTGCTAAATTACTTGTGGATTGGGGTTTGGTTAAAATTATAGATGCATTTAGATATAATGATTTAGCACCATTATCCCAAATTAAAGTTATTGCTTTTAAAGAAAAGGATGACTGGGATTTACAAACAAAGTATAATATTGGTAAGAAAAAGCAGTCTGTGTAATAAATAATAATATCCCTGGGATGGGAACTAGCATGCCAGCGAAGGCTAGTAAAATATCCACTGGTGCCAACGCCATATGGGTTGGCTATATTTTAACTCGCTTAAAAGGAGAATTAAATGACGCTGTTACTTAAAAACGGACCTTTCGATATGTTTAAAGATTTTGAAAAATTATTTGTTGGGTTTGATGACACATACAGTCGCATGGCTAAATTTCATGACGATGTGACCAAAAATATTCCTAATTATCCTCCATATAATATTCGTAAAGTCGAAGACAACAAATATGTTATTGAATTAGCTGTTGCTGGTTTTGCTAGGCAAGATATTGACATTACCTTTGAAGATAATAAACTAATCATCAGTGGTAAATCACAAGATGATGGTGATAATTTTCTATTCAAAGGAATTGCCAATAGGGCATTTACTCGTACATTCTTCTTAGATGACACTATTGAAATCAATGATGCTGCTATGATGAATGGTATGCTCAAAATTGCTTTGGAAAAAATTATTCCTGAGCACAAAAAGCCAAAAAAAATTGAAGTAAAGGATAAAGAATCTACTACAAAATCATCTAAGAAATTTCTTACAGAAAATAATGATGACGTCAATATTTAATTGGCTAGAAAAATTTTTTGATCCAAGATTATCTTATGTAGAGTACATGTTAAAAGATGTAAAGGATTTCGCAGAATTAGAATACAAAATGAAATGCCTTAGAAATAGAGGATACTTATGATAAAGAAAATTCTTTTAGGTATTTGGCATTTTTTAGAAGCAGTTGGTGAAGGGAGAAGAATGCGAGTCAATAAACATGTAAGGGAATTAACTAAAAACAGACAATGAAACAAGGGGCACTTAAGTGCCCCTACACTTTTAAGGTAAAATATGATTAAAGTGATTAAACTAAGCACTGGTGAAGAACTGATGGGAGAAATTGATAATAATTACGTTATTAAAAATCCTTGTATTTTACAAATGGTTCCCAGTCGCTCAGATCCGAATAAAGCTGCTATGGCACTAATACCTTACGCTAATTATTTAGATGGGTTGACTATAGAAATTTCTACAGAACATATTGTATGGGAAGGTGAACCCGTTGAAGAATTATACAACCAATATAATTCTATTTTTGGTTCTGGTATTCAATTAGCATCAAGTATTTTAAGATGAGATCTTATAAAAAACCTGGTCCTATAGTTTATATTGATCCTGGTACCGGTCTGCCAAAATGCACTCCTGAAACGTGTGTGGATAAACTAGAACAGTTTTTCGAAATAAAAGAAACAAACTATAAATGGGTAGGCGGACCAGTAATTCATAAATTACACTATTCAATATGTAATGATTGTAAAACTAGAACTATTACCAATAAGGATAAAAAGCAAACGGATGACTCATATAAAAGAGCCATACAGAATAACGGTTATGATCCAAACATAAAGGAGCAGATCAGTGGCGGACAAGAAACATGAACCAATAGTTAAAAATACAAGACAAAATGGTAGTAAAACTGCTACTATGAATAAGCATAAGAAAAAATCCTATAAAAAGTATAGAGGCCAAGGAAAATAAAATGCCAGTATTAAGCTACGATTACTTAGAAAAATGGGGAAAAGGTGACACCTTTATAGAAACAGGCACCTATACTGGATTTACAACTATGATGGCTAGAGGCTGGGGTTTTAAAAATATCCATACTGTAGAAATTATGCCTCATCTGTATGAAAAAGCTTTAGAGCGTTTTAAAGATGAGGATAGAATTACTTGTTGGTTAGGTGATACCCCTGATGTACTAAGAGAAAATATTTTACCTAGATTGCAAGGAGAAGCAACATTTTGGTTAGATGCTCATATGATGGGTCCAACGAATCATGTACCTAATGGTGTTGCAGGTAGTTCTAAATACGGACCTGCTCCTATACTACATGAATTACAAGCTATAGCTGAACATCCAGTTAAAACTCACACTATTTTTATTGATGATCAAAGATTGTTTGATACTCAAGTCTGGAATAATGTAAAAAGATCTGATGCATTAAAGATTATTAAACAAATAAATCCAAGTTATGAATTCGAATGGCTAGATGGAGGCGTAGGTGATTGGCAAAGACATCTTACTAACGATATTATTGTAGCCTATATTAAGTAATGGAAAATTTAGATAATGTTGTTGTGAAAAAACCATGGGGGTACGAATATCTTTGTTATAAGAATAAAAATTTAGCTGTGTGGTTTTTACATATAGAAAAAAATAAATCTACGTCCCTACATTGTCATCCTAAAAAACATACCAGTCTAATAGTTTTGAACGGTGAGGTAAATATAAGTTTTATGCGAAGTAGTACTTATTTAAAAGCATTAGATAAGATTGGTATTTTTAGAAGTAGGTTTCATTCTACTTCTGCTTTAACGGATAATACTTATATTTTAGAGGTGGAAACACCCGAGGATAAACATGATCTTGTTAGGTTAAAGGATTCGTACGGTAGACAAAATATTGGGTATGAAACTTCAGAACATTATTACTCAAAAGATAAAAGTCATCTATGGGTAAAGGAACCCGAATGGGATATAGTGCAAAATTTTAATTCGGTTAATCTAAATCATTTTATAGCTGACGAAAGAATAAAAACCTTTACCTCAGATGATTTAATGATAGTTACAGAAGGTGGCGTTGTCACAAAAAATTATGAACAATTAGTTTATCCGGGAGATACGATAGACGGAGAATCTTTAAATATTCTGACAGATTCATTCAACCTATTACCATATACTACCCTAATTCATATTAAACATGATACATATTTTTGATCTTGATAAAACAATCTGGGATACCCAAGATAAGCACGGTAATTCCATTTGGGCAAAACAACTTATTTTTCCTTTAAATTTTCTAAAGGCAAATAAAGTGATAGATGACGTATATTCTCAATGCACTTTAAGAAATGGTGTAAAGAATTATATTAAAAAATTACATGATGCGGGGCATCAAATAGGTTTCATTTCTAATGCAAGACATCATGATTTTGATGATAAATATCAACCATCATTAGAATTACTAAAGATGTTTGGGTTATGGGATTATTTTAATAGTATAAAGATCTTACAATATAAATCTATTAGTAAAGCTATTCATTTAGAAAAATTAGAAGGGCATGTTGTTTTTTATGATGACGACATTAAAATAAGAAGCGAGGTATCCTATCTAAGTAATGTAACAGTGATAGATAGTTCTAATATATTTAACTGGGAAAAAATAGATGCTTGATATTTTATTTGTTCATCCAAATGCTTCAGCTAAAATTTATCAAGGTCTAGCTAATAACCATTCAGCTATAGAACCACCTATCTGGGCAGCGATGCTTGCCAACTCTGTAAGAAAACAAGGAAATAGTGTAGCTATTTTTGATGCCGAAGCAGAAAAATGTGATTATATAGAAGCAGCTAATAGAATCAAAGATTATAAAGCAAGAATAGTTTGTTTTGTAGTATATGGACAACAACCCAGTGCATCCTCTCAGAATATGGAAGGAGCAACTGCCACAGCTAGATTATTGAAACAAGAATTACCAGAGCAGTTTATTTTATTTGTGGGCGGACATGTAGCAGCATTGCCTGTAGAAACTCTTACTAGAGAAACATTTATAAATGCAGTATGTCAAAATGAAGGCGTTTATACTATTAGAGATTTAGTAAAAGTAGAAGATCTCAATGATAGTAATTTATTGAAAAAAGTAAATGGATTGTGTTTCAGAGCTGATAAATCAGGTTTTATTTATACTAATCCAGCAGCACCTATTGTCCCTAGAGAAAAATTAGAAGAAGATTTACCGGGAATGGCATGGGATTTATTACCTTCATTTGATAAGTATAGAACAGCAGGTTGGCATTCATGGTCTAACAATAGTGAGAATGCGCCATTTGCTGCATTGTATACTAGCCTTGGGTGTCCTTATAGATGTTCTTTTTGTATGATTAATATCATAAACAGAACAGACCCCGGTGAAAATATTTCAAGTGCAGATAGTAACTATTTTAGATATTGGTCTCCAGATTTTATTATAAATCAATTTGATTTATTTGCTAAAGCTGGAGTAAAAAATATTAAGATAGCAGATGAGTTATTTGTATTAAATCCAAATCATTTTTTAAAAATTTGCGAATTAATTGCAGAAAGAAGATATGAATTTAATATTTGGGCATATTCTAGAGTAGATACTTGCAAACCTAAATATTTAGACGCACTAAAGAAAGCTGGTGTAAATTGGCTTGGTCTTGGAATCGAAAATCCTGATACTGTAATTAGAAAAGAAATCCATAAAGATGGATTTAAAGATGTTAAGATATTAGATTTAATGAACCTAATACATGAAGCAGGAATAAATGTGGGTGGTAATTACATTTTTGGATTGCCGCATGACACACATGAATCCATGAAAAATACTTTAGATTTTGCGTTATCTCATAAAACAGAAATGGTTAACTTTTATTCTGCTATGGCATATCCCGGCAGTCCATTGTATTTACAGGCAAGGCAACAGAGTGTAAAATTACCTGATACTTATGTTGGTTATAGTCAACATGCATATGAAACATTGAACATGGCTAATGAAAATTTAAGTGCTGCAGAGATACTAAGATTTAGGGATTACGCTTGGAATAAGTATAACACAGATAAAGATTATTTAAATTTATTAGAAACAAAATTTGGCTCTGCCGCTAGAGTAAATTTAGAAAATACAACCAAAATTAAATTGAATAGAAAATTGCTTGGAGATTAATATGATAAAGGCATTAATTATTACTTGGGAAAATTTCCAAGACCAGGAAGTAGTGTATCCGTTTTATAGATTAAAAGAAGAAACCAACGATGTAGTTATCGCTGCTAATGTACTTGGAAAATTTTACGGCATCATGGGTGTGAATATGACATCTCATGTTCATTTAAATACACTACATAATCTTTCTAATGAAGAAAGTAAATACAATTATTTTATGGATAATTATAATCTATTGGTATTACCTGGCGGCGTAAAATCTTTAGAAAAATTAAGACAAGAAAAACATATACTTAATTTTATTTCAGACTGGAATAACAAAGGTAAATATATTGCTTCAACATGTCATGGTGCACAATTACTTATATCTGCAAGAGTGGTGCATGGAAAAAAGGTAAGCGGATATTATAGTATAAAAGACGACATAAATAATGCAGGAGCCATTTATGTAAATGAGCCAGTAGTTGTAGACGGCAACCTAATTACTTCACCACATTATGATCATATGGGTAAATGGATGAAAACTGCTATTACTATGGTCAAAACTTCAGGATTTAATACTGCTCATGTTATTTGAAAAAATTTATAATAAGGCATCATTGTGCCGCGAATTTGAGTCAGAAGTATTTAAACAAGTTCAAAATAAAAATATAACTATCCCCGTTTATCTGTCTGCAGGTCAGGAGTATATCTCTGCCACTATTGCTGCCTTTATAGAAGATATGGGATTTGAAGACAGGCAAATCTTTATTCAGCATAGGGGACATTCATCATATCTTTCATTTGGTGGAGATATTAATGAACTTATTTTAGAATTGTTGGGTGATTCTGCAGGGTGTGCTCATGGAATGGGAGGGTCAGCATCCATTCAATCTAAAAAAGCTAATATTTATGGACACGATGGTTTAATGGGTTCACACGGACCTATTGCTGTAGGTATGTGCTATGCTAATAAAAAACCTACTATAGTTTTTATAGGTGATGCTGCAGCAGAAGAAGATTATTTTCTTGCATCTATCGCATGGGCTGCAACAAAAAATCTTCCTATTCTATTTGTTGTCGAGGATAATAACTTAAGTATTTTAACTGAAAAGAAAGTAAGAAGATCATGGGAAATGGATGAGGTGGCGCGTGGTTTTGGGATGACTGCTTTAAATATCAATGATGATCCTTCAGAAATTATCCCTGCTCTAAAAGGTATTTTTGAAAAACCGATTTTGCTTAATATAAAAACTAATAGAATGTTTTGGCATGCAGGTGCAGGCATAGACGATCCGAATATTTTTGATAGACATAAAGAATTTGCTAAGGATTTAGATGATTCATATGTTAAATATATCAATTTTGAAAATCAAAATCTTGTGAGACTTTTATGGAATCAAGCAGTAAACCGCTTAGAGAAGTAATTAAAGATACAGTAAAACTTCATCTTACTGAGAATAATGGTATTGCTATGGGGCAATGCTTAACAGCTGTGGGTTGGGTAGGTGGAACTTTGCCTGAACTATATGAAGAAGATGGTATGATAGAATTGTCTATGGCTGATGTTGCAGGAAGTGGATTTGCTGTAGGTGCTGCATTGGCGGGCAAAAGACCTATGTATATAATTAGATATCAAGGATTCAATTGGTATAACGCTGCTATTCCTGTTAATTATGCTGCCAAATCTAAAGATATTTGGAAGGTGCCTTGCCCTATGTTTATTAGATCTATAGCAATGGAAGGAGGTATAGGACCTGTTGCCGGGTCGTCTCATCATGCTTTATACTACAGAATGCCTGGTATTAAAATATTTTCTCCAATGACTCCTAAAGAATATGTTCAAACTTATAATAAATTTATGGCAGATGATGATGTTTACTATGTTTCGGAGCATAGAGGAGCATATGGTAATACTGAAGAATTACCCGATGTTGTAGTTAGAGAACCCCATTTTACTTTATTTCCAATATCAATAACAAGATTTGCTGCGATGAAAGCAGCAGAGGAATTATTAAATGAAGGCATCAGAGTTGCAGTTCATCATATAATGCAAATCAAACCATTTAAACCTTCATTACTTGCTTTAGATTCTTTAGCTGAATCTAAATATGGTGGCATCGTTTTAGATGATGATTATACTAATGGTATAGCTAAATCTTTAGCTTTTGATTTGGGAAGTATCACTGGTTCCAAGATGAATGTTATGGGTCTAGAAGATAAAACTGCCGGATTCTATAAACAAGTAGATAATCTTCCACCTAATAAAGATCAGATTATTAATAAGATTAAAAGTATGTTATGAAATCTGACATTTTAATGTTGTTTCATTTGCACAAAGATTTCGTTTTTGATCATAAAAGCAAATGGATTAAACCTGCATTTACTGGACACGTTGAAGAATGGGCTCCGACATCTAATGCCGATAATTATATTAATGTATGCAATGCTCCCAGAAATATTTTAGATAAAAAGAAATATTTCCCAAATCAAACCTTTAAAGAATTCTTTTGGGCTATGGGAGTAGCATCATGTCATTACTATTTAAATTTTAATGATTTTGATTATAATTATTTAGGTATTTCTTGTTATGGTAGATATCTTCTTATACATAATCCCGAAAATATTCAAGAGAATAAGATTACGGTTCCTATATCTCAAGATACTACTGAGGATTTAAGTTCTGAAAGACATCTTGCTGAAGCATTAGATATACTTAGTAATTATGATATTATCACTAATCATGACAAAGCAATTAATATGTCGATTCAAGATCAATATTGTATGCACCAATCTATTGAGCATTGGAATAAATTTAAAGAAGGTATAGATGCTCTATTTCCTGAGTATAGGCCGTTTATGGATTGGTTTACTAAGTCGAATAAAGCTAATTTTCAATCTTCTAGTCTTTGCAGAAAAGAAATTTTTAAAAAAATTTATACAGAATATTTTGCCATAATGGAATATGTTTGGCAAAATGTATCAAATACCTTCCCATTACATGGTAATGGTATAGCTGAAGAATTTCCTTTTAGATATCCTGGATTTCTAGAAGAAAGATTTATTCCCTTTTTCTTATATGCTAATGATATAAAAAGGTACAACGTACCACTGATAGAATTACGCAGTTACAATAAACAAGTATACTGAGGAAATAATGAATAGTTTAAGTTTTCGTAAAAATAGATTCAACAATTTACAAAATTTTTATGGTATAAACAAGTATAATGATTTTCTTGGAAATTGGGATATACCAGAAGATATATTAATGGAGTTCAAACGTAGCATTATGCTATATATCTCATCCGCTATGCACTTTGAATTCGTAGATGATGAGAATAGATTTATGCAACGATTAGAAGAAAATAAGAATAATCGATTGAATGTTACACCTAACGGAGCAGTTGTTCCCAAAAAAGAATACACATTAGAATACAACTACTTTATTAAAAATTATTGTAAAGTAATTAGTAAACTAATAGAAAATAAACCAGATTATCTTACTGGATTTAGATTGACTCCTAATGTAAGAATTAAATTTTCTGATGAATTGGAAGAAAATAAAAATAGGCCTCAGAACACAGCATATCCACATACTGATGCTTGGTTAGAGGGTCCTTGGGGAATAATTTGTCATATACCTTTATTGGGCGACTGTGAGAAGAATTTTTTAAGAATGTACGATATAAAAGATGAAAATACATTTAGTGATAATCTGTTGTCTCTATCCGAAAATTTTGAAAATATGCAATGGGTAAAAGAACATTATGTAGTTAGTCAGTATAAAACTAAAAAGTATGCATTGAATTTTTGTGATTATGCTTTGTTACATGAAACTTATAGAACTGAGGGTGCAGGTGGAAGAGTATCTGTTGATTCTACATTGTATTTTGATGAATTTGAAGTTGTAGAAAGCAGAAAACCTGAGTATATGAATCATATACCAAAAGTGGGCGAAGATATTTTTATTAAAGTGAAAAATAGTGAAATCGAAAAGTTTTACGAAAGAGAAAATGCCCAATATCACTATACTTTTGATAGTTTAGAACATGTTAATTTATGATTGTATCTAAAACACCTTTTAGATTATCTTTGTTTGGGGGTGGTACAGACTATCCTGCTTGGTATGAAAATAATCAATGCAGTTTAATTACTGCAGCAATGAATCAATATACATATATTTCAATTAAAAATCTACCACCGTTTTTTGATTATAAAACTAGAATAATGTATTCTATAGTTGAAAAGGTAAATTTACTAAATGAAATAAAACATCCTGCAGTAAAAGCATGTCTTTCATATTTAAGTATAAATGAAGGAATGTCTATTGGTTATGATGGAGATTTACCTGCTAGATCAGGAATAGGATCAAGCTCCTCATTCACTGTTGGGTTATTAAATGCGTTATATGCTTATAAAGGTACAAAACTAGGCAAACGACAATTAGCAGAAGAAGCTATTAACGTAGAACATAATATAATAAAAGAATCAGTAGGTATTCAAGATCAAATTGCTGCTGCTTATGGTGGTATTAATCTTGTAAAGATGGGGCAAAGTTGGTCTGTTAAAAATTTATCTTTGAGTGAAGAATACATAAGAGAATTAGAATCACATATATTATTAGGCTATTCCAATATAAGCAGATTTGCTGAAACACAAGCAAAAAAGAAAATAGATAATATAAAAGAAGGCAAATCCGAAAACGAACTTAAAGAAATTTCCGCAATAGCTTATGATGCTATAAATACAATGATCCATGAGGATGAAATATCTAAATTAGGTGATTATTTGAAACAAAGCTGGGAAATAAAAAAGAAACTTGCCGAGGGTATTACAACTGATTGGATAGATGAAATATATAAAACAGGCATCAAGTATGGTGCTTATGGTGGCAAACTTATGGGAGCAGGCGGAGGGGGATTCTTTTATTTCCTAGCACCACCTAAACTACATAAGAAAATAAAAGATGAATTGATAAGTATTAATATTTGGGTACCTTTTAAATTTGATTTTGAGGGCAGTAGACTTTTAACTTTAGGATGATTATGAAATATCCATTGATGAGAAACAACATTACCAGAGAAGATCTTGATTTAGTAATCGAGCATCTCAAGCAGGACAATCCTATTTTAACTAATGGTCCTCATATTAGAGAGTTCGAGGAAGAATGGTCTAAATGGTTAGGTTGTAGGTATAGTGTGTTTGTAAATTCTGGTGCTTCTGCTAATCTCTTAACTATGGCTATGTTAAAGATTAAGCATCCGGAGGGAGGCGAAGTGATCGTCCCTCCGTTTACTTGGGTATCTGATATAGCATCTGTTATTCAATGTGGATTTACTCCAGTGTTTGTTGATATAAATCCGAACACTTTGGCGATGGATACTGATCTTATTTTAAAAGCTATAACACCAAGAACAAGAGCAGTTTTTATGACTCATGCTCAAGGGTTTGTTGGACTAACTTATAAGTTATTGTATTGGTTACATCAAAGAAAAATACCTCTTATTGAAGATGTTTGCGAATCCCATGGCGCAAAATTTAATGGTAATACACAAAAACTAGGTACATTTGGCTGGGTGTCTAATTTTTCCTTTTACTACGCACATCATATGTCTACTATTGAAGGCGGCATGGTATGTACTGATGATAAAGATGTTTATCATACAGTCAGAATGTTAAGATCACATGGTATGGTTAGAGAATGTAATAATGATAATTTAAAAGATCAATATATTGCAAATCATCCTGATCTAAATCCCAGCTTTATTTTTGCCCATCCTGCGTATAACATGCGGGGCACCGAAATAGGTGGTATTTTAGGTAAGAGTCAACTAAAAAGATTAGATGAAAATATTGAAAAGCGTAATAGAAATCATGAATATTTTTTAGATAAACTTGATCCTGTAAAGTATAAAACTGATTTTTATCTTGATGGTGCAAGTAATTATGCTTTTAATCTTGTTCTTAATTCTCCGGATTTTGTTTTTGTAGAGAAACTGATGAGGGCAATGGACGACCATGGTATAGAATACAGACGAGGAAGTGCTGGTGGTGGTAATCAATTAAGGCAACCATATTTAAAGGGGTATGTTCCCGAGGGATTTGCTGAGCAATTTCCTGAGACAGATCATATGCATTTCTTCGGATTTTATATTGGCAATTATCCAGAACTTACGTTTGAAGAAATTGATGAAATTGTTGGAGTTTTAAATAATGCGTAAAATTTTAGTGACAGGTGGTGCTGGTTATATTGGGTCAATATTATCACACATGCTGCTTACTTATAACTATGAAGTAATCATACTCGATGATTTTAGATATAAGCAAAATGTAAATCATCTTTGTTATTCGGATGCTTGTGAAATTATTAAGGGCGACGTTAGAGACGAATCATTAATGCGATCTTTAATGAAAAAAGCCGATGTGATAATTCCGCTTGCTGCACTTGTAGGCGCGCCGATATGCAAGGCGGATCCTATTAATGCTGACTCTATTAATAAAGATGCTATACTTAAAATGTTAGAAATGAAGGCAAAGGAACAGATTATACTAATGCCTACTACTAATAGTGCTTATGGGTCAGGGCATGCTTTGAATGGTGATTCAACAATTAATAATTATTGTGATGAAAATTCGCCATTGAATCCTATATCTAAATATGCTGTGGATAAGGTGATGATTGAAAAAGAATTAATGCAGCATGAAAATGTGATAAGTTTTAGGTTAGCTACTGTTATGGGTATGTCTCCAAGAATGAGATTGGATTTATTAGTAAATCAATTTGTTTATAGAGCATTGACAGATAAAACAATAGTAATGTTTGAAGGACATTTCAAACGTAATTATATTCATGTTAGAGATGTTGCATTCGTTATGTTACATACATTAAGTATGTTTGATAAAATGAAAAATAATATTTACAATGTGGGGTTGTCTGAGGCTAATATTTCTAAAATGGAACTTGCTAATTTAATAAAAACACATATATCTGATTTTGTAATTATGGAAGCTGAGTATGTTAAAGATCCAGATCAAAGAAATTATATAGTTTCAAATGAAAAATTAGAAAAGACTGGTTGGAGACCAATGTTTAATTTAGATAGATCAATAAAAGAATTAATAAAAGGCATTTCAACGCTTAAGAATACTGTATATGACAATCTGTTATGATCAATGAGAAAAATTTTTACGATGTGGATAAATTAAAGAATGCATTTTTATCTGCCAAGCCCTTCAATTATATCGTACTAGATAATTTTTTAGAAGAATGGGCTGCCGAAAAAATTTATGAGGAAATACCTAATTGGGACGATGAAAAGGCATGGGGAGTATTTTATAATAATCCCATTGAAGTAAAGAAAACTACTAATCATTGGGATAAATTCAAAGAACAAACCTACAAATTATTTCATCATCTGAATTCTAATAAATTTTTGGATGAGATACGTTATATCACAGACTGTAAAAATTTAGTAGCAGATGAAGGATTACATGGAGGTGGTTATCATTGCCATGGCAATGGCGGTAAATTAAATGTTCATTTAGATTATAATATACACCCTAAACTTAAATTACAAAGAAAACTGAATATTATCATTTACTTAGCTAAAAATTGGAAAAAAGAATATGGCGGTGAGTTACAACTATGGCAAGGTGATAATGAAAAAGCTATTAGTTGTGAGCAAGTAATAGATATAAAATTTAATAGAGCAATACTTTTTGACACAACACAAAATTCTTGGCATGGATTTCCTGGATCAATTAATTGCCCCGAAGAAATAAGTAGAAAAAGTTTAGCAGTATACTATTTACAACCACCTAAAGATAGTAATAATAGATATAGAGCACTTTTTGTTCCATCAAAAGAACAAGAAAATAATCCCAACATTGTAGAATTCTGTAAAGAGAGAAGTAAATTATGAATTTGTGGAATGAATTTAAAACTAATCAACATAAGATTATACATAAATGGTCGCACTATTTTCCTGTATATGATAAAATATTATCGAGTTATAGAAACAAAAACATAAATGTACTAGAGATAGGTGTTCTTGATGGTGGTTCTTTAGAACTATGGCATAGATATTTTGGTTCTAATGCTCTTATTGTCGGAATAGATAATCACTTTCAACCCAATAGTAAAGGATTATCTTTTGATAGTCCTATGATACAATTTAGAAAAGGCGATCAATCTGATACTAATTTTTTAAATGAAGTTGTGAAAGAGTTTGGCGAATTTGATATTATTATAGATGATGGTTCTCATATATCGGAACATGTAATAAAATCATTTAATGCTTTATATCCATATGTTACAAAGAATGGTATGTATATAATCGAGGATACTCATACTTCATATTGGGGATCGCATGGCGGCGGATTAAAACTACCCAACACCACAATAGAATTTGCTAAAGAATTAGTAGATGAACTTAATGCAGTACATACTAAAATTTTACCAATAACAGATTTTACAGAGCAAACTCATAGTATTACTTTTTATGATAGTATGATTGTAGTACAAAAAGGTGGCTCACGTTGGAAACAGGCGGTAAGTAGTTCATGAAATCAGCTTTAGTAATTACACCCACAACAGGAGCATCTGTACTTAAGGATGCTATACAATCAGTACAGAATCAAGACTATGGTAATGTGGAACACTTGATAGTAATTGATGGAGAAAAATTTGCTGATAAAGCATATGATACTATAAAAGAAACTAAATTAGATTCTAGAAAATGTAAGACCCAAGTATCTCTTGTGCCTTATAATACTGGCGGTGAAGGCTACTATGGTCATCGAATAATGGCAGCTTATAGTCACCTTTGTCCCCATGATTATATACTATTTTTAGATCAAGATAATTGGTATGAACCAAATCATGTATCAAGTTTAATAAAAGAAATCGAAGAATTTAATTTTGAATGGGTACATAGTTTAAGAAATATATATACTGAAGACAAAGAATTTATTTGTAGAGACGATTGTGAATCTTTGGGTAGATGGCCTGTTTGGGTTAGACAAGATCAATTCCTTGTAGATTCTAGTTCATATTGTTTTACTAATAAATTTTTACGAATGGTTGGACATATTTGGGATCATGGTTGGGGTGCAGACAGAAGATTTTACATGATATTAAAAAATGATATGAATCATAAAAATTACGGATGTACCGGTAATTATACTATGAATTATAGATTAGGTGGCAATGAGGGATCAGTAACACCCGATTTCTTTATTAAAGGTAATGAAATATCTAAGCAAAGATACGGTGATAAATATCCATGGTCTACAGAATTAAAGTAACAAGCGCGGGGTAGTTCAGTAGGAGAACGGTGGACTCATAATCCACAGGTCGGAGGTGCGAATCCTTCCCCCGCATCCATCACTTTTTGCAGATAGATTCTGCTATATCTTTATTTCCTATCATAAAATAGGGAGCATACCAGAGCATTATCCAGTATGCTGCCCAAACATCAAGAATACTATTTACCATCTTCTTTCTTATCTTTGGCATCCTTATCTGCTTGCCTTTGCGCAGCTGCACCCGCCATAGCTGCTTCTTTACCTGTCCCTGCTAACATTATACCTGATAATGTACCACATAAAAATGTTGCTACAGGAATAATTAACTCAAAAAACTTCTGGTCAATTGGACTAATAGCATTGAGAGGCTGAGTGACAAACATAATGCTGTAAAGCACCGTAAACACAATGCCAATAAGAGTGAAGGCCAAACAGCACCCGATGATGAATTTAAGCCGTACCATAAGTTCATTTTCAGTATACCTTTCCCCTTTTTTACTTCTATTAGAATCCATTTTAGGTTCTTCGGTTTTAGACATGACTTTATCTACGATATTATCTAACATTATTTACACTCCTTCTTGGCTTCTTCTTTAAAGATATGTTCTGGGCATGATTTGCTAATCTCACACCATGGTTTCTTACAGATATCTTTGTCCCAGTTATCTGGATTTTGACATGGATACCTATAATAGTCAGAACATCCAACCATACACACAACACCAAGTATTATTATTAACTTAACCATGGTATCCACATCCACAGAGCTTGGCTTACAAGTACAGCACCAACAGCACCTACCACAGTACTAATATAGAACATGGGCATACTCACTGCTAATATGCTTGCAGTTAAAAGAACAATAGCAATCTGTAACACTGAACCACTCCAGGTGAACCAAGGACTTTTAAGTTTAGCAGCATCACGTTCAGCTTCGAGAATCTTAGCCTTTTCCATGATTTCTTTCTTGTCTTTATCCATGCGTTCTTTTTCTGCCATGAAACGCTCTTTGTTATCCTTGTTGGTAGTTTCAACAGCATTGATTTCGTATAGAACACCTCGAACATTTTTTGCCTGATACCAGGCCCACATATTATTAGCTTGAATAGTATTGTTTTGAATTTTGCTAGAATTACTACCACCTATCATGGTATTAATCGCCAGCAAAGCTGCTAAAAAGACAATTATAAATCCTGCTTTGTCTTTAATCTTAGCTTCACGTTCACTACGTGATAAAGGTTTTACTTCAGGTTTAGTATCTGACATATTATTCTCCTCATTTATTTGCCAATGGGTTATCAAGTGCTTTCTTTAGATCTTCATTGATCTTTTTATCTAGTGTTTTCAATTTTGCATCAACTTCTTTGTTATTTGCAGCAATTGCTTTGGTATTTTCTGCTGACATACGATTGATTTCTTTAGTCGCAGCATTAATCGAAGCGTCTGCTTGCTTTTGAATATTACGTACGTCTGTCTTTACTTCTGCAACTGTTTTATCAATCTCTCTTTGTTGAGTTTTATTGCCTCGCTCTACATCCTCAACTGTTTTCTCTAGACGACGAATATCGTTCTTTAGATCATTCTTTATGTCACGGGTATATTCAGCAGTCTTATCAGATCCTTCTTGAACTGCTTTTTGTGTCTTGCTAGCATTTTCTTCTATTAGGGCCAGACGTTTATCAAACTCCGAAAAGTCTGGAGAAACATATTCAGCGATTTTTTTCTTCATACCCATATAATCTTTATACACTTCGAATACACCATATAGTCCACCTAGTGTGCTTGACACAATAGTTGCAGCAATCATAAGTTTAGCTGGTGTAAATTCATAACCACCAATACTAATCACAGTATCTTTACTAGCATATTTTTTAGCTGCTGCTTCTAATTCATCAACCTTTTTATTTAGGTCTACTTTTTCTTCTGACATTTTTACCTCGGTAAGTATTGTTGGTCCACCATTTGCTGATGAAGTCTATCACTTGCCAATTGTCTTAATGCTCTAGCATTGTCTACTGTCTTTTGATTTCTATAAATTTCTTTTGGTGCATAAAATGCTGCATCAGTTAAAGCCACCATATAACTGTTAAACCCAACAGGAGCTCTAGCAATATTCGCAATAGAAACTCCTGCAGCTGCATCGTTGTCTTGAACATTGGATTTAACCTGTTGTGTGTTTGTATCTTGTTTCTTTTCTTCTGTTGGCGGTTTATTTTCTATGACGCTATTTATTGGGTCGGCCTTGTTTGTCAAAAAGTTGGATTGTAATGTTGGTATTTCTTGTATTTGTCCAACTAAATGATTGAGTGATGCTATTTGTAATGGATTTGTAACCACTATACTATTTTGTGATTGTTGTACATTATTCTGTTGTATCGAAGATACCGATACTGGCGTTTGTTGTTGAACCACATTTAATAAATTTATATTCACAACCGAAGTATTTTGAATTCTAGCTGTATTTTCTTGAGTCAAAGCTATTGATGACGACGATGAACCACCTGGCGCTTGTAACACACTAAATTGTTGTTGTGAATTTGGTAGTTGAAAAGTTCCAGTAACCACTGTAGTTGGAGTTTGAAATAAAGACATAGATTGTTGTGAATTTGGTAGTTGAAAAGTTCCAGTAACCACTGTAGTTGGAGTTTGAAATAAAGACATAGATTGTTGTGACTTGTTTTCTTTATTTGTTTGTTCAGTATTTACTTGTTGTTGTGATGATGAAGCACTTTCAATACTTTGTCTAACAGCTTTCGCTGCAACTTGTTCAGCTAGTCTTGTTGTTTGTTGTGATAAATTTTCAGTTTCTCTTATTGCGTTTGTTGAAGCTTCTTGTGTAAGTTTTTGTTCTTTTTCTAGATTATTTTCTATTTTGAAGAGTGTGTCAATTAGTCTATCCATATCAACATAAAGCGGATCTCCTTCATAGACACCAGGTTCTTTTTCACCCATCATAGGGCCATCTGATTGTTTTGGTTTATTTGCAGAATGTGTTTGTTGTGTATCAAATTCTGATGGAGGCGGTTCAATTTTATCTGTTGTTGTCGTTGTTGATGCTAAATTTTTTTGTAAAGTTTCTTGAAACTTAGGACAATCTGGACTATAAAGTGGATTGTTTACACAAGGATCTGGTTTGTACTTTAGTTGAAAACTTACATTATAAATTTCTGGCCCGTATGGTCCTGCCCAATAATTTGAATCCCTTCCAACAAAACCAAATCGAACATTACTTACTTCATTGGGTCTTCTTAATTTACTCCAATCTTGTTCCCAATTAAAGGATGTCCAATTATGAAGAAATGTTAAATTATAATTATAACTTTCTAGTATATTACTTCCGCCCTTATCATATAGATTAACATACGCCGATAATTGATCTAGTTGGCCATTGTCCCAACCATTACCGTTTTTACTGGTCCATTGAAATCTATAACCTGTTGTCACAAGATTTGTACCACTATATGGAAGTGCTTTAGCAACATTTACATTTTGATATAGATTAGTTAATCCATAACTGAAGTTTATATTACCGCCTGGACGAATCATAGCGTTTGGACCGCAATATCCAGGATCACCAGGAGCCCAACAAGTTAAACTGTTAACAAAAGTTCCACCTTGCCAAGTTGATGTAGTTGTGTTGGCCGTCTGAGTATTGTTTACTAAATTTCCCGTAATATCAACCGTAGCGGTTTGTGAAAAGGCTGCAGCGCTAAGTAACAACAATAGCATACAAATGGCTAAAATAAATCCCTTAGTCCACTTGTAATTATAATGCTTGTGATTAAATTCTTCCATTTAGCCTTCTTTAACTAGTTTTGGCATTTTATCGGGGTTCTTCAACCATGCTTCTTTTGCTTGTTCGCCAATCAATCCTTCAAATGGGCATGGTGTGCCAGCCATCATCATAGCATCAAATACACGGCGATCCTGACACATCGTAGCAACCGCTGCAACTTTCATACCCATATCATAAAGAGTTTTGGAAAGTTTTAATCTTTCACAATTCATATCACGCTGTGTTCCACCAAGAGCGAAACCTAAGAATTGAGTTTGTGCTGCACCCGAAACACCGGTAGTACATAAGTCTGGACTTCCCCCACTCATCATTGCTGGCGCTATTGCTGTTGGTGGAGGTTGAATAACTCTTTGTGTAATATTCGTATCGTTAATATTACGATTCGTCATGTCACCTGTTTGGACATTTTGATTGACATTAGTGCTAGTACTAACATTATTGTTTGTATTTACATTATTACTAGCAGATACATTTTGATTAAAATTTCTATTAGTCATATCTCCAGTTTGATTGTTGTTTATTGTACTTGTGCTATTGTTTACATTATTGTTATTGTATGTCATTGTACCTGTGTTGATATTTTCATTTTTTGAGGTACTTACATTGTTGTTGTTAAGTGTTTGGGTACCAGAATTTATATTTTCGTTTCTATTGGTGATGGTAGACACATTGTTGTTGTTATATGTCATTGTACCCGTATTGACATTGTTGTTGTTAAGTGTTTGGGTACCAGAATTAATATTTTCGTTTCTGTTTGTACTAGTCGTCACATTGTTGTTATTGTAAGTCATTGTACCAGTATTAACATTGTTATTGTTGAATGTTTGTGTTCCAGAATTAATATTTTCGTTTCTGTTTGTACTAGTCGTCACATTGTTGTTGTTATATGTCATTGTACCAGTATTAACATTGTTATTGTTGTTGGTAACCGAACCGCTCATATTGTTGTTATTGTTGTATGTTACTGATCCAGACATACGATTATCATTTATATTTGTAGCTGTACCACTCTGAACATTATTGTTGGTATTCACATTCGTACTGGTGCTAGTATTGTTATTCGTATTTACCGAATTACTGTTAACAGTACTTGTTGAAGTGGATGTAGATGTGCTAGTACTCATGTTATTTGTAGTAACAGTACTAGTGCTATTTGATGTAGAATTCGTATCAACTAAGCTTTTGCCACCATCATAACCACCCTGATTGATTAAAGAAGTACTATTTGTGGTAGTGCCATTAGTAGTACTACTTGTACTCGTATTGGTTGTCTGCGCTATAAGGCTAGTTGAGAAAACTAAGAAAAGCGCCGCTATCGCCGCTTTTAGCATGAGAATCTCCTAATTTCGTTTAAAAGAATAAATTCACTATCTCGAAATCAAGAAAATCTCATAAATATTATATGCTCAAGCATATTATGATTTAATTGATCAAAATTCTTATTGACCTTTCATCCAATATTATTTATAATTTAGAATCCAATGGAGATTCTTGATGCGCTTTTACACTAATGTAGTACAATATGGTAACAGAATCCTCGTCAGAGGAATAAATAATGGCAAACATGTACAAGATCGTGTTGATTTCAGCCCTTGTCTTTTTGTTAGAAGTCCAAAACCCTCTAAATACAAATCACTTTTTGGTCAAAATCTAGAACAAATTGATTTTGAATCGATCAACGAAGCAAAAGATTTTGTCAAAAAATATAAGGAAGTTCAAGACTTTCCAATATTTGGCAACACTAATTTTGCCTATCAGTATATAACCAGATCATTCCCCAACGATATTGATTTTGATATTAGCCAGATTAAAATCTGGACGATAGATATCGAGACATCTGCAGAATTAGGATTCCCGGATGTTAACGATCCTCTGGAAGAAGTTCTATTGATCACCATTCAAGATTATAATACGAAGGATATTATTTCCTGGGGATCCAAACATTGTGAAGCAATAAAGAAAAATCATAAGTATATTCGTTGTAAAGATGAATATGATCTATTGAAAAAGTTTATCGAATACACTGCCTTGGATCATCCCCATATTATTACTGGCTGGAATATAGAGTTTTTCGATATTCCTTATCTTTGTAATCGAATAAGAAAAATACTCGGCGAGGATTCAATGAAACAATTGTCGCCCTGGAATGTTGTTAACCAAAGAGAAATATCTCGTTTCAAGAATTTAGAAACGGTATTTGATATTATGGGTGTATCTGTATTAGATTATCTAGACTTGTATAAGAAGTTTACATATACAGCGCAGGAATCCTACAAGTTAGATCATATTGCAAAGGTAGAACTTGGTAAAGAAAAATTATCATATGCTGAGTATGAATCCTTTAGAATGTTTTATAAGAACAATTGGCAAAAGTTTGTCGAGTATAACGTAGTTGACGTTGAGCTTGTAGATCAACTTGAAGATAAAATGAAGTTGATTGAACTTATTCTCACAATGGCTTATGATGCTAAATGTAATTACGTCGATGTATTTTCTGCAGTACGAACCTGGGATTGTATTCTGTGGAATCACTTATGGAAAAAAGACATTGTGGTGCATCAGAGAGATGAATCTCGTAGGGGTCGGCAAATTGAAGGGGCATTTGTTCAAGAACCAGTACCAGGAAAATATGATTGGGTAGTTTCCTTTGATGCAACTAGTCTTTATCCAAGTATCATTATGCAGTATAATTTGTCACCGGAGACAATGCTACCAGGTGGAGTAGATGTTACTGTTGATTCTTTAATAAGAAAAGAACATTTACTTGATACATTAAAAGAGGATAAGTTATGTATGACGGCAAATGGATACACATTTAAAACAGATAAACAAGGAATTTTTCCGGAGATAGTACAAAAGTTATTTGATGACCGACAAAAGTATAAGAAGTTGATGATTTCTGCTCAAAAGAAATATGAGGAAACTAAGGATAAAGAATATCAAAAACAGATTGCCAAGTATAATAATTTTCAGATGGCGCGAAAGATTCAATTAAATTCTCTCTTTGGTGCTTGGGGTAATGAATTCTTTAGATTTTACGATGACCGAATAGCAGAAGGCATTACGATAACAGGGCAGTACATCATTAGAACTGTAGGTAAAGCTCTCAATGAATACCTTAATAAGATATGTTCTAGTAACGACTATATTTATTCTTTTTATTCAGATACTGATGCATGTTATATTACGCTTAATCCCTTAGTGCAAAAATTCTATAAAGATATGCCAAGGGAAAAGGTAGTAGAAATACTCGATAAAATCTGCGATGAAAAAATAGAGAAAGCAATTAATAAGGCATGTGATGATCTCATGTCTTATACCAACGCCTTTGAACGAAAGGTGTATTTTAAGCGTGAGGTGATTGCTGATAGAGGTATTTGGGTAGCAAAGAAAAGATACGCTTTAAACGTATACAATAATGAGGGTGTTCAATATGCTGAACCTAAACTTAAGGTTATGGGATTAGAAATCGTCAGATCATCTACACCCGAACCTATTAGAGATGCATTAAGAGAAGCAGTGAAATTGGCATTGACAAAAACAGAATTACATCTGCAAAAGTATGTAAGTGATTTTGAGCAGAAGTTTCGTGAGTTTAAACCCGAGGAGATTGCTTTTCCCAGAGGTGTTAATGGGGTAGAAAAGTATACTGACAGAGCATCAATTTACAAGCAAGGAACTCCGATGCACGTCCGAGGGTCATTATTGTACAATTATTATCTAAAGCAAATGAAATTAGATAAGAAATATGAATTGATTAGAGAAGGTGATAAGATTAAGTTCTTATATTTACGTGAACCGAACACTATCGGTGAGAACTGCATCGCATTTGTATCATCCATCCCCGAAGAATTCAATTTGAAGAAGTATGCTGATTATGATACCATGTTCGAGAAAGCATTTCTCGAACCAATGACAACTATTCTAAATGGTATTGGTTGGTCGGCAAAACCCAAAGCATCATTGGAAAGTTTGTTTGCATAAACTATAGACAAAACAACGTAAACATATTAAAATAATATATCTAAATACGGAGAAAAATATGTCGCTACTAGATAAACTAAAGAAAAATTCTACAATTAAAGAAACAGAAATACTGAGTAAATCCAAATTCTTCTCCAAGAAGGATATGATTCAAACTTCGGTGCCAATGATGAACGTGGCACTATCAGGTAGTTTGGAAGGAGGATTGACTCCGGGTCTCACAGTATTTGCCGGTCCATCGAAACATTTTAAAACTGCTTTCTCATTACTTTGCGCTAAGGCGTATCTGGACAAATATGAAGATGCTATTGTATTGTTTTATGATTCTGAGTTTGGTAGCCCTCAGTCTTACTTTGATAATTTCGGTATCGACCCAGCCCGTGTTCTTCATACGCCCATAACTGATATTGAACAATTGAAGTTTGATAGTATGCAACAGATCAATAATATTGAACGCGGCGATCATGTTATGATTGTGGTTGATTCAGTTGGTAACCTTGCATCCAAGAAAGAAGTAGAAGATGCTTTAGAAGGTAAATCGGTTGCAGATATGACTCGTGCTAAACAAATGAAGTCATTGTTTAGAATGGTCACACCTCATCTAACAATTAAAGATATTCCAATGATTGTTGTCAATCACACCTATGCTGAAATAGGATTATTTCCTAAACAGATTGTTTCTGGAGGATGTGTTGTTGCTGGAACTAATATCATGTTGGCAAATGGATCTTTTAAGGCGGTTGAGGACTTTGAGGTGGGTGATATGGTAAGTACATTGATTGGTCCTAAGGAAGTGACACATATATGGAATCCAGATACACTAGAAAATGGTGAACCAGAATGCTTTGAAATTGAGTTTGATGATGGATATAAGGTAATTTGTTCAGATAAACACAAATTCCTAATAGATAATAAATGGGTAGAAGCAAAAAATTTGTCAATCGGTATGAATGCCATAGAGTTAGAGGAGTCGGCAGTATATTAAAATTCAGATTTTTATAAATAGTCCATAAGGAGAAATTATGGACTATTCTAAAATATATGAACAATTAATACAAAACGCTATTGATTTTCCTAAAGACGAAAAATATAAGGAATTACACCATATTGTCCCTAGGTGCATGGGTGGTTCTGATGATAAAAACAATCTAGTAAGATTAACAGCCCGTCAACATTTTTTAGCACATTGGCTATTATATAAAATATACAGAACATCTGCACTTATTCACGCATGGCATAATATGAGCAGAATAGGCGCAGGTCAAGAATATCGAAAAATTAATTCCCATTTATTTGAATATTGTAAAAAACACAGAAGTTGGCATTTGTCCGAATCTTGTAAAGGTGAAAAAAATAACTTTTATGGTAAACACCACACAGATGAGGTTAAGTTTAAACTGAGCAAATTGCATAAAGAATTAAAATTATGGGAAAAGAGAAGCGACTCTCATAGTAAAAATTTGTTAGCTTCCCAGAAAAAACCAAAAACATCTGAGCATAAATCAAAGATAGGTAGGCGCGGGAACATTATGTTGCAACATATAGAAACACTTGAGATAATTCGAGTTTCTAAAACCGATATTAGAACAACAATGCCAGAATGGGTTAATCCAAGAAGAATATCACCTGAGAAAAAATACAAATGTGCTTATTGTGATGTTGTAACGATCGCAGGAAATTTGAAAAGATGGCATAACGATAATTGCAAAAAAAGGAAATTATTATGAAAATTAAACACATTAGTAAGGTTGGTACAAGAAAAGTATATGATCTATCGGTAAAAGATGCAGAACATTATGTTTTAGAAAACGGCGTGGTAACTCATAACACTGGCATTTACTATTCAGCAGATAATATTTTTATTATTGGTCGCCAACAAGAAAAAGAAGGCACTGAAGTAGTAGGATTTAATTTTATTATGAATGTGGAGAAGTCTAGATTCGTAAGAGAAAAATCTAAGATTCCTATTGAAGTTTCTTTTGAAGGCGGGATTAGCACTTGGTCTGGCCTGTTGGATGTAGCAATGGAAGGTGGTTTTGTAGTTAAGCCAAGTAATGGTTGGTATAGTGGACCCACAACAACTAATAATAAATTTAGATTAAAAGATACTTATACTAAAGAGTTTTGGATGCCTATCTTAAAAAATCCTGCGTTCCGAGAATATATAGAATCAAAATATAAAATTGCAGGCACAGATATGCTACAAAAGCAAATGACTGCCGAAGAACTAGATGAGGAGTACGCAAATGCTAGTGAAGTATGAACCTTGGAGTGTACAAAATGAAAAACTTGACCAATGGGGATTTAAAATTACTGAGGGTAAATTTGATGGTACATTAATTAGTATAACCTCAGTACAACTTGAAGATAACTCCAACGAATTAAAATTAGATTTTGGATTTGTTGAAAAACCCGCAGGAGTTAAAGATGTAGAATATGACTCCAAAGAATTTAATAGTATTATGGAAAATATCATTAACGATATTCTTTTAAAGGCAATGGATGAATATAAAAATAGAAACAGTGATTCTGCAGAGTCTAGTTAATGATGATGATTATATGAGAAAAGTAATCCCGTTTTTGAGGCGGGATTATTTTACTGATAACGCAGAACAGAAAATATTTGACCATGTTAAGAATTTTATAGATCAGTATAATAGTACACCCAATAAAGATGCTTTGGTAGTAGCAATCCAAAATGATAAGAGTTTATCTGAAGAACAGTATAAAGATGTAGTGGAATATGTATTGGCATTTGATAAATCTGATCATAATAAAGATTGGTTATTAAATGAGACTGAAAAATTTTGTAAAGACAAGGCAATTTATAATGCGATACTTAGTTCTATTTCTATTATTGATGGTAGGAATAAAAGCCTGTCAACCGACGGAATCCCACAGCTACTCCAAGACGCGCTTGGAGTATGTTTTGACAATAACGTAGGACATGATTATATTGACAATGCCGAAAGCAGATATGATTTCTATCACAGAGTAGAATCACGACTTCCTTTTGATCTAGACTATTTTAATAAGATTACTAACGGTGGATTGCCTAATAAGACATTAAATGTAGTGTTGGCAGGCACTGGTGTTGGTAAGTCTTTATTCATGTGTCATGTTGCAGCATCTACTTTATCTCAAGGTAAAAACGTATTGTATATTACTATGGAGATGGCGGAAGAGAGAATAGCTGAAAGAATAGATGCTAATTTAATGAATGTTACTTTAGATCAACTTAAAGATTTACCAAAGGCTATGTTTGATAGCAGAATTAAAAAGATACAGGAAAAGACTCACGGCAAACTTATAATAAAAGAATATCCTACAGCAGGAGCACATGTAGGACATTTTAAATCTTTGCTAAATGAATTGAAGCTTAAAAGACAATTCAAGCCAGATATGATTATTGTAGACTATTTGAACATATGCGCATCCTCAAGATTCAAGGCAGGAGCCAATATCAATTCATATACTTTAGTTAAAAGTATTGCAGAAGAATTAAGAGGTTTGGCAGTAGAAGAAGCTGTTCCTATTTTGTCAGCTACTCAGACTACAAGAGGAGGTTATGGTAACACGGATGTTGAACTTACAGATACTTCAGAATCATTTGGTCTTCCTGCTACAGTTGATCTCATGTTTGCTCTAATTGCTACAGAAGAACTAGATCAGATGAATCAGATTATGGTGAAGCAACTAAAGAATAGATACAATGATCCAACCATAAATAAAAGATTCGTAGTGGGTATAGATCGCGCAAAGATGAAACTATATGACCTTGAGCAGACTGCTCAAAGGGGATTATCTGATTCAGGAATTAAATTAGATGAGAAAGACTTTGACAACTATGACGTAAGTAGTATTATTAAAAAAGGTGCAAGAGATTTCTCAGGCATAAAACTATAGGAGGCACTATGCTTTTCCCTAATCCAAATAAAGAAAAAATTGAAGAACAAGTAACAGATCAAAAGGTTCTTCTACAAGAAGTACTTAACGATAAACCTAAAAAGATTGAAAAGATAGACGAATTATTTAATCACGAACCACCAGCATTTACAGACTAATGCGACTATCTGTTAGAAACGCTAAAGATAAGAATCTAACTAAAAATATAAAATTGGCATCTAACTTTTTTGCCAACACATTATTGTCTAAAAGAATAGTATTAAATTTAGACATACAAATAATTATTCAAGATAAATTAAAAGCAGGCGGATTTTGCTTCTGCGAGGATGATGGCAGAAATCCTAAAAGCTTTACTATCGAAATAGCAAGAAACAAACGTGAAATACAAATGATTAAAATTCTTGCACATGAGATGGTGCATGTTAAACAATATGCTAGAAATGAGATGAAAGAAACATCTTATAAAAAGAAAGCTGTAACTTATTGGTTAGGTGAATTTCATTATGATACCATGTACTGGGATAGACCTTGGGAAATTGAGGCATATGGACTAGAGAATGGTTTACTGGTCAAATTTTTATCAGAATATCAACTATTCAAATATTTTAAGGAAAGGGAACAGGACTGGATACCTAATAACTTATAATAAAAAGGAATACCATGGAAATAACACTTACATTGTGGGATTTGGGACAAGTAGGACTATTGGTTGCAGCTTGTTACGGATGCTATCTCAAGGGTTTAAACAAAGGAATCGGCGACACTTTGGAGTTTTTTGAAGAGCAAGGATTAATAGAAAAAGAAGAATAGGTGTTGTTCTAGAACAACACCTTAATACCCGAGCATTTGACTCGGGTTACTTTTTCTTATATAATTATGACATGAACTTAGAAATCGGACAATTTGTAGAGCTCAAGACACGCCGTTATTCTTATCTTTATAAGAACGAGGGCTGGGTTGAGAATACTCTAAAAGGGCAAGTCGTTCCTAACCCTAAATGGTTAGATGACGACTATGTCAGTATTTTGACTGACAATCCTATGCATCCAATATCGATGGTCTTTAGGCAAAATATTGTCGGATTGGATATGGCTAAAGGACGTTCTGCTAGCAGAATCTTCAAAGTCAGTTCTAAGAAAACTGGTAAGCAGTATCAAGTGATCTCCAGAAATGGTTCAGTCACTTGTGATTGTATCGGTTATCAGTATCGTAAAGCGTGCAAGCATTCATCTGCAGTAAAGAAATTTATTCAAAATGCTTGACAAGGTATTCAGTTGGTTATAAAATTATGGTATGGTAGTTAATTAATTCAAAAATTATGAGAGGTAATTTTATTATGTCAGAAGGTATTTTTACAGTTGCCGGTGTTTCCACTCAACATGGTATCACCAAAGTTCGCTTTGCTAATGATCTTGCTTCAAGGGTCAAGTTGCTTGCCAAAGGTGGCCACAATCCGCTGGAGCTAGTTCAACTGCCTAAGGCTATGACTAAAGCAGAAGCATGTCAGTATTTGCTATCTGTAGGTGGCGTATTCGAGCAGTGGACATCCTTAATCAATGAGACTATGGGTAAGAAATCCGGTGCTCCCGCAATGCAGAAAGTGAAAGCGCCGAAGCAGGCTAAGGCGCCCGCACAAGCGGCCAAAGCTAAGGTCGTGAAACCTAAGCAGCCTAAGGTTGTAGTTGCTCCCAAAGCAGAAGACGAAGACCTTGAGATTGAAGAGCTGAAGCAAATCGCTAACGGCTAAACGTCGGGAGACGAATAACGGGGGAGTAGCAAGAGACCTGTCTAAAATAAGGTCAGGATTGTGCTTATTCTTAAACGACTATGTGAAGCGCCCCTTAGTAGTAACGAGGATGTTTAGTGTATAAATAATTATACAACAGGAGAAGTTATGTTTTGTATGTTACATTCCTTTAGAGTTAGTACGGTATCAGGCTATATTAAGCCAGAGTGCCGTGCCACACAAAATCCATGGAGTGTGCTAGAGGGCTAGGTAACATACAAAACACAGTTTTTACCTGAAACCCTCGTAGCAGAAATGTTCCGAGGGTTTTTTTATTTTAGAATTGAATATCCTTACAGTTGACTCGGGTATCATTAGATGTTAATATAAGGGTATGGTGAAGAACGATACGTCGTTCGAAGATGCAAAAAGTTCATTAACAAATTAGCGTACCAGTACCAGGTTAGCTCAGCGATAGAGCACTCGACTGATAATCGAGAGGTCAGTGGTTTGATCCCACTACCTGGTACCATATTAGAGCACCGCGTGAGACGGTATTGGTGTGCTGGAACCCTGCGAAGGGTATCGCTATTCTGGTTCGAATCCAGAGTGCTCTAATATGGTAATTTGGGGGATGGGACTGCTTGGGGTGGTCGCTGCACTTGCAATGCAGATATTCAGATCGGTTCGATGCCGTTATCCTCCACCAAAGAATTTGGTTCCATAGTATATCGGCGAGTATAGCGCCCTGTCACGGCGCAGGAACGGGTTCGAATCCCGTTGGGACCGCCAGTATTTGCGGGTATAGCTCAGCGATAGAGCAAGATGCTTTTAACATCGAGGTCGCAGGTTTGATCCCTGCTGCCCGCACCAGTATTGCACCGTTCGACTATCGGGAAGGTCGCCACCCTTTCAAGGTGGAAAGATGGGTTCGATTCCCATACGGTGTACCAAGTTTTATGCGGGTTGTTAGAGGAATACGTTTGGCCTTCCAAGCCGAAAGATGCAGGTTCGATGCCTGTAGCCCGCTCCAAGTATTATCCGTCATTAGCTCAGCGGACTTAGAGCATTCGGCTACGAACTGAAAGGTCAGAGGTTCAAATCCTCTATGACGGTCCAAAGTATCTCGGTGTAGTGTCAACGGCAGCACGGCAGCTTCCAAACCTGCTTGTGGCAGTTCGAATCTGTCCACCGAGGCCAGTATGTTGGGGGTTAGCTTAGTTAGGTCTAAAGCACTAGTCTTTGAAATTAGGATCACTGGTTCGAATCCAGTACCCCTTGCCAATCAATGGTGGTTGTAGCACAATGGCAGTGCCCCGGTTTGTGAGACCGTTAAGTGTGAGTTCGAATCTCATCAACCACCCCAGTATTTGCGGGATTAGCTCAGTTGGTAGAGCGGCACGTTTACACCGTGTAGGTCGGCAGTTCGAGACTGTCATTCCGCACCAGTTATGCCTTCGTCGGTTAGTGGTAAACCAACGGTTTTGTAATCCGTGACTGTCTGTTCGATTCAGACCGAAGGCACCGAATATCTGACCGTAGCTCAGCAGGATAGAGCAACGGATTTCTAATCCGTTGGTCGGGGGTTCGAATCCCTCCGGTCAGGCCAATTAAGGAGTTTAAAATGTCAGCAACATGGTTTATTAGTGATACACATTTCGGTCATGAAAAAACATGTACCGTATTTAAAAGAGATGATGGGTCTCCGCTTAGACCATTTGCTAGTGCAGAAGAAATGGATGAGGAGATGGTCAAAAGATGGAATGACCGTGTATCCAAGAAAGACAAAATATATCACTGCGGCGATGTAGTCATTGCAAGAAAATCACTTGCTATTCTTGATCGTCTTAATGGTGATAAGGTTCTCATCAAAGGCAATCATGATATCTTTAAACTTGAGGATTACACCAAGCACTTTAGAGATATCAGAGGATACCATGTGATGTCTGGTCTTATTATTAGTCATGTTCCAGTACATCCTGATAGCATTGAACGATTCGGATGTAATGTTCATGGACATCTTCATTTCCGAAGAGTGATGAAAGATGATAAGATTGATCCCAGGTATTACAATGTAAGCGTAGAGTGTACTAACTTTGCTCCTATTTCGCTCGAAGAACTCAAAGCTAAAATTATAGAGCAAGGTGGTGGTGTCGATATGAAAAAGTCTCGACACGAAGTAGATTAGGAAGGTTGGCAGAGTGGTCTATTGCAGCGGTTTGCTAAACCGTAGGCTGGCAAAAGCTGGCCCATGGGTTCGAATCCCATACTTTCCTCCAAGGTGATATGACGTAGATGGATGCGTACAGGCATCATAAGCCTAGGAGGTTGGATCGTTACCAACTATCACCTCCATATAAGGAAGCGTGGCAGAGCCCGGTTTATTGCGTTAGTCTTGAAAACTAAAGGATCAGAAATGGTTCCGTGAGTTCGAATCTCACCGTTTCCTCCATAAAATGCTTGACATTAAATACAAATGCTTATATAATTAAGAAAATGTAGAAAAAATATTCACCAGTAGCTCAGTCGGTAGAGCAGCAGACTGTTAATCTGTTGGTCCGTGGTTCAACCCCACGCTGGTGAGCCAGTATTAAGTGAGGGTGCCTGAGCGGTCCAAAGGAACAGTCTGCAAAACTGTAAAGCCATCGGTTCAAATCCGATCCCTCATTCCAAAATATGGGTGCTGTTCCCTACGGCGGACTGTAAATCCGTTGCCATAATATGTAGGGTGGTTGGCAGTTAGGTTCAATTCCTTCAGTACCCACCATAATCCCCGGTCCTACGCCGGTTATCAAGTAGGCGCAATTAGACTAGCGTTAGGGGTCTTAGGTTAGCTATGCGACCTCCCTCCGGGCCACATCCGGTAGGGTAAAAGACTGTAGCAGGGTCTTACCAGCCCGAAGATGGTACGGACAGGGTAACAACTCAAATCGGGGCTCTTGGGAAAGAGTAGCCGATACCATATTGAAGCATTAACCATAAATATGGTAATGAAAAAACAACGTATAGCATTATTTCACAATCATCCTGAGTGCAGTGTAGAGTGTGCTCATGGCATTCTGAGAGCATTAAGCTTGGCATTCGATGTCGACGTAATTAATAGAGATGAATTATCTGATGCTGTACTGAGTAAGTATAAGATGATAGCGTTTCCTGGAGGCATAGGTGATAGTGATAGGTATTATAAGTTGCTAGCTAATAAGCAAGATGTAATACAAAATCAAATTGCTAAGGGTAAACGATATCTTGGTATTTGTATGGGCGCTTATTGGGCAGGACCACATTACTTTAACATACTTGATAATGTTAATCCTGTTCAATACATTAAAAGACCTAATGCAGAAACGAATAGAAGTTATGGTACGGTTGTTAATGTTACTTGGAATGGTCATGATGAACTAATGTATTTCTATGATGGATGTAGTTTAATCGGTGATGCAAATACTTTTGAAACTATTGCTACTTATAGTAATGGTGACCCTGCAGCAATTATACAAAATAATATCGGAGTCATTGGACCTCATCCAGAGAGTGATATTTACTGGTATAAGAAAAAGTATTTAAAGCCTTATTGGCATGAATATAGACATCATCAATTATTACTTAAATTTGTTAAACGATTAATGAGATAGCCGCTCTGGTGAAGGAGGTCCTCACGCTAGTCTGAAGAACTAGAGAACGCGGTTCGATACCGTGGGGCGGCACCAAACATATGAACAAGTATTTTATCTTTTTTAATAACTTATATTCAAGCACTAAGTTTACTATTGTAGAGCTTTTGTCTATCGTGGGCTTGATTTCCTACACATTATATTATATAATTGAATATTATAGATAACTCGGACAGGTGTTGATGGCGACATACGTGTTTTGGGAACATGAGTGCCCGATTCGAGCTCGGGGTTCGAGACCACCTCTTTTATATGTTCTACACTACCATATACTAGAGGAATAAGTTTTTCTACGGTATTCATTTTATTTAATGACAATGCAAGAGCAGTCGGATTTTTAGGATCTAGATACAAATTCTT